AAGTAAGTCATTCGTTTTCTGTACATCTCCGGCGGCGGCATACACTGCACTCCATTCCTTTGCACTTGCTCCAATCTGCTGAGGTGTTGCGTAAGAGATGGATTCACTGCCAGAAGATACAGATGTTACAATGCCTGTCGTGCTACCACCGGACCCGATTGCAGTTGATGTACCGCTCACAGCGGCATTGGTAGCATTCTTTTCAGCAAGCTCAATTTGATACATTAATTCAGCCAATGAACAGACCGCCTTTTTGATACGCTTCTGAGAGCGTTCGTTTGTTGGCAGTCCATCCACCAACCTGTCAAACGTCATTGTGTCCACAAAATCACTGGCTCTTTCTGCCAGTCGTGGAAAATCGGTTTCTGGCACAACTGAACCGAAATATGAAGTTGTGTAAAATTCATAATCTGCGTAAGCCATGCCAGTTACCTCCTACATTTATGATTTCGCTGTTACGCTTGCGCTTCCGACATTCAGTGCCTTGTACGTTCCATCACACTCAACCACTGTGATCTTCTGTCCGGTTGCTGCCTTAATGTCGGATTTTCCGTCCCATGTAGTCCAGTTTCTGAGATTCTGTCCATATCCGACAGTTACTGCTTCTGCCGCAACTTTGTATTTATATACGTTGTTGGCATTTTCCTTAGCCGGATTTACAGTGATTTTTGTGTTGCCGTTCTCTGTCCCAGCCACGGAATTTACTGTCAGAGCACCAAGTGTAGGTGTCTCGTCAATGGTAATTACTGCGATTGCGTCAATGTACTCTGCGAAAAGAGTAAGCCCCATAACCGCAAACGCTTCGGACACCGCTGTGTGGTAGTTGCCCTGAGTGTGGAATCCGATCAGGTTTGTTTCGCCGGAAACGGTATACACCAGACCAGCTCTCGCAAAGTCAGATTCATTCGGGTCAACATAGTACAGGACGATGTTCTCAACAGGAGTTGCAATAACCTGCCCTCTTGGAATCTCACTGTCAGATAACAGGAAGATTGTGTTGAATCCCATAAAATCTTTCATGTACTGGAAACCGAACTGATTCTGAATAGTGATCTCAGCCGCTCCGAGATATTCATATACATCCAGAATGTTCACAAATCCAACAACGCCAGTCACATTTCTGTGCATTTGTTTGAATTTGTTTTCTACACGGCCTTTAGCCATCGCCAGAGCCATCTGGAATGTGGTTTCTGTGGAAGTAAGTGTACCGGTTTTCAGATAATCATAGAATCTGCCGGTAACGTCAGTCTGAAGCTGGAAAAGGAATTCATCATCAGTCATCTGAACAGCGTTCTCATAACCGTGATCCTTGATTGCTTCGATAGATACAGCCTTTGCGTACTTTTCAATAGTCATTTCCGCATAGGTCTTTTCTTTTACAGTAAACTTGCTGTAAGGGATTTCCTCACCCTCACCGACATTTCCGCTCTGCAAAGTACCCTCTGCGTATTTGGACTTGAGTACAGCACCCGGCTGTTTTTTGATAGGTCTCATGATGCCCAGAATATCACGTAAGTGCTGCCAGTTTCTTTCGAATCTGGTTACAAAGTCAATCTCACGTGCTGTGACCTGAATATCATTACTCATAATAAGATTAGCTTTTGCTGCCATATAAAAAATCCTTTCTACCCATAACTATTAAGGTATTGGGTTAGCGGCTATACTCTGTCGTATAGTCGGTGTAAAAAATCACTGGAATAACTGGATATTCTGAGCAATTGCAGCCTGTCTTTCGGACGGGTCTTTGATTGCTTCGATATCTTTCTTCGTCATGCTTCCCGGCTTCTGCTGCTGTCCAACATGAGTAGTAAACCTTGCCTGATTCTGCTGAGCCTGTTGCTGAGATTCATCTACAAAAGCAGATGCGTCAGACTGCTTCATCTGCTCAATCAGGTCGTTCAGCCCAAGGATTTTACCATCTTTCAGCTTAAGACCTGCTTCCTTGATGTCTGCCATAACAGACTTCTTAGCTGCTTCACTGGAAAACTTAACATCATCGAGTGCCGCTTTGAGTGCATCTGAAAAATCACGGTCGTAGATTTTTGCATTAAACTCTTTTTCTGCATCCTCGGCTTTTTTCTTCCATTCAGCAAGCTCTGTCTGAATGTTCGCCGGATCGATACCGTCAAACCCTTTTAAAGTTTCTTCTGCCGTCTCAGCACGTTCTTTCCAGTCATCACGTTCACCCTCGACTTTCGACAGAGTTTTCGCTACTTCTTTTGCGTTCTTATAATGTTCAGAGAGTGCTTTCTTCACATCTGCCTGTTTGTCCTCCGGGATTTCAATTCCATACGATTTTAATGTGTCAATAAGTTTCTGCATAACATCCTCCTGGTCGTGTTTATTGACCTGCCGCCGCAGGTAAATGGATTAAGCCAGTTAGACCACTGGCAGGGTAATCGGAAAGGCAGGAATCGAACCTGCGACCTCACATTTACAGTGCGATCTACCACTGAGCTACATTCCGCGCCGCCTTTAACGGCCAGTTGACAGCGCAACTGAGCTGATTTTCACCATAAGGCCTCGGTATGCTTTTTGGGTTCGTCACCTTTAGGATTTTTACAGCAATAACCTTTTTTTCAGCATCATGATGTTGTGATTCAGCCAAATCATAGACCGCCTGCAAGCAAACAGCATAATTTTAACCGAATCAAAGTGGAACGCCCGGAATCGAACCGGAGACCAGAGCGCGACTCTGTCAGTTTTCCACTAGCGTACATTCCACATAACCCGGATTCCCGGGTTAGCAAGGTGTTTAACGTGTCATGCCTGCCACGAGTTGTTTCGGATATTTATTTCTTTTTTAAAAGAAAAGCATGAATAACAAAAACCTTAATCAAGGAGGTGTGCCATCTTGCGTGCCAGACGGCAAATACGCACGACAGGACTCGAACCTGTTTAACTTTCCATCAAAGCGTGCGCACCAGCTACTAAATTAAAGAAAGGAGGATTAAAACGAAAATGTCAAAACAACCGTTTTACTTGTGCTTCCTGCTGCACAATTACATTATAACAGATTTCTATTAACTACCTCTCTACCACTTTTTGCGTTTTTAAAGCATATCCCGAAGTTTTTCTACGTATCTCTTGACAAGATCGCGTTCCTCCCGGCACTCCGCATCCTTGGACATATCGCTCATTTCTGTTGTAAGTTCGTCCAGATGTTCTTCCAGAGCAGCAAGCATCTTTCTCTTGCAGTCTTCAGACTTGCCGGAACGATAGCTTTGCTTCTGCGTCATGTAGTCATCGTAAGCGTCTCGCCCATCAGAGCGACTGTAATGCCCTCTGACATAATGTTCACCACGTCTGGCATAAGAATTGCCCCTGTCGTAATCCGGCATCATTCTGCCATCATTTGCGCTGTATCTCCCCATACTGTCACGTTTTCTTCCACGCTCGCTGTAATCGTCATTGTATCCGCCACGCATCTCATCAAGGACAGTGTTGTAATACTCCACCTTTTTGTCCCAGTACTGAGTGTTCTTTATATCTTTGTACATATCAATTAGCTTATATGTCATTTCCAGATTTCCAGTGGTCAGTCCATTATCAGCGATTTTGGAAAGTTCATCTTCGATTCTTGCGCATAAGTCTTTAATATCTCTCATAATCACACCTCCTACGCTTCTCTGGTTACGACAATGTTTGCGTTCGCAACAGAAACAGCCTGATCGCTTGTATTCTCTACTGCGATGTTAACGCAACATCCACGAGGTACATCAATATAAATGCCAGAGGACACATTATTATACTGGTCTACTGCTGCCGGTGTGGAAATCATCTGAGAAGAAAGAATCGGCTCGCCAGAGATTGCAATAGCCAGAGAAATAGCCCCGACAGTACCGCCTGCTGGAATTGCGATATTGCCAGAAAAATCCACGAAGAATCTCGCTTTGCACTGGTTAGTAAGCCCTCTCAGTGTAATAATTCCGCTTCCCTCTCTGTGCTGAATACAGTTAGAACCTTTGACTGCTGTGCTTGAAAATACTACGTTTCCATTTGCTGCTACAGTCTGAGCAGCTACATTTGTAAATTCTGCCATAAAAATACTCCTTTCATATCACAAAAGGACAGGTCTCAGCCTGCCCCTCTGTGTAATACGGCATAAGCCGACATCCGAAATCAATCGAAAGATACTCTCGATATGAAGTTATCAGCAATTACATCCGGTGTTGCATCCACATCCACATCCGTAATATGTGTTCGGGTTAGGAACCTGATATGCCGGAATCGGTGCCGGATTAATTGCATTAATGAGCTGCTGTGTCTGTGAAGCCATTGCAGTTGTGAGCAGTGCGCTCTGGCGATCCTGAGAAGCAGCACGTCTGAGATCATTGTTTTCAGCCTGAAGAGAAGAAATTTTTTCATTGCAGAGATAATCTAAAACGGCTCTCGTATTTGCATTCTGGTTATCAATGATATCTCTTGTGTTGCTGTTCATGGTGTTCTGCAATGCGCAGGTGTTCTGCGCCATATTGTAGTTTACGCCCTGGATAGCTTCCCTGGTTTCACAACAGCAGTTCGCAAGCTGTGCCTGCAATGCGTTTGTGTTCTGCATATTAGCCACAGTATCGGCATTAATAGCCTGCTGGATTCCGAAGCCGGTCTGCATGATGTTGGTGTTGATTCCATTGAATCCAGTAAGCATACCGTTATTCATGGCATAAAAGCCATCGCACAGGCCGCTATTGATTCCGTCAAGCTTGCTGATTACCGCGGAGTTATCAAATCCTCTCTGGATATCTGCCTGGGTAGCTGCTGTGGCTGTATATCCGCCGCCGTTGCCATTATTGCCCCAGCCGTTGTTTCCCCATCCGCAGAATACGAACAAGAAGAGCACGATAAGCCACCATGCACCATCTCCGCCAAACATGCCGTCATTATTTCTACCGTTTCCAGTAGCAGCGGCAATATCTGCTAAGCTATAATTTCCATCCATAGTTATAATCTCCTTTATTGTGTATTTACATCAATCTGGCCAGATTGTAATGTACTATTTCATTCCTTTTAGCAGGTTTTGAAACTGCCCTGCCATCTGCTGAACCTGATTAAGCTGTTGCTGAGAAATTTTCCCAGACTGTAACATCTTCTCAACTTCTGCTTTTGGGTCTCCCTTAAAATTCTGTTTAAACTGCATAAACTGCTGTATCATCTGCATTGGCCCGTTTCCCTGCGGCATTCCACCACCAAGCGCATTAAATAATGGATTACTCATCTGTGTTTCCTCCCTTGACTGCTGATTCCTGCGCGGTATTAGCTCTAACAGGTTCAGAAAAAGAATTTAATCGGTTTATGATAGCTTCGTATTTGCCCTTTAAATCGTCATATTCCTGTCTGGTGACATATTTACTGTCCATGTTCGGAACAGGCTGTTTAGGTGGCACCTGAGTGCCTACCTCGTGGTACTCAAATATCCGTAACGGCTGTGGCATACCGGAAACGTCAGTGGATTTTATGTAGAACTTTTCACTTTCACTGTCCATCAGTAAAACGCTTGTTCCGGGTGCTACCAGATAGGATTTTGCTCCGACTTCACCAGATACCCACAGGATACCATTGCTATTCTGTTGGGGTTGCTGTACTGGTTGAGCCGGCATCTGGACAGGCTGTTGCTGGAACTGATTCATCTGCCCCGGAACGCCAAAACTATATTGATAAGGATTGTTGTATAATGCCATCTTATGCACCACCTTTCTGATTATATTTTTGCATAAAAAAAGAACCGGAAACAGTTCGTTTCTGGTTCTAATTAGTGTCTAAAAAGTATCAGCACACTTTGATTATTTTATTATTTACCCGGCGGCTTAATCGCTTCGCCGTGGATATACTCACGTTCATCTGCTCAGCGCAGTATTCGAGTGTATATTCCTTACATCTCAGCCGGAACAATCTTTCTTCGTCCGGTGTGAAATTACACTCCATCAAGAACCTGTCTATATCTTTCTTTGTGAACACATATAATTTCATGAGCATACCCCTTATTAATGCAATTAACGCTGATTCTGTGCAAGATAATTTGTAAGCTTCTGTTTTGTTTTTTTTAATTCCTCGACGTTATTTCCACTGATCTGGCTGTCCAGCATGGTCGACAACACTTCCAGAATTAATGAATCTCGTTCTGCGATTCTCCGAAGACTTTCATAATCTCGTCTATCATGTTCTTCCAGTGCCTCTACTCGCTTATTAAGTCGAAATGCCGGTGTAATCCATTTAAAGATTACTGCTGCCGCCCCTCCTATGATAGAGATACCACCACAAATTGATAGAATTGTTTGTATTACTTCAATAATATGCATATTGATATACCTCTTTAATATTTCATTGATTTGTGATATAATATTTGTGTACGGATAGGGTAGCTCCCGAAAGTCTCATGTCCTAGAGATTTCCGTACATTTATCAATAGGACACGCACACTGAAAGGACAGGTGTTATTTTTATGCAAGAAATTTGGAAAGATGTTATCGGTTATGAAGGATTATACAAAATAAGTAATCTTGGCAATATTATTAGTGCAAGGAGAAATTATAGTAAAGGATGCAAGTATTTGACTCCTTTTGAAAACGATGGTTACGATAGAGTAACACTTGTTGTTAATTACAAACGTAAGAACCATCTCGTTCACCGCCTTGTTGCAGAGGCATTTATTCCAAACGTGGAACAAAAAGAAGTAGTGAATCATATTGACGGGAACAAGAAAAACAATACTGTTGATAATCTTGAATGGGTCACGAAACAAGAAAACACTTTTCATGCAATAAATACAGGATTGCGCTCCGCTTCTGTCCCTCTTCATGGAAATTATAAGAGAGGAAACAGTCCAAGAGCAAAAGTTGTTTATCAATATGACTTAAACAATCATTTTATCGCTGAGTGGAGTTGTGCAGAAGATGCCGCAGACCACGTAAACGGTCAAAAAGATAGCATCAGTCGTTGCTGTCGTGGTGAACGTCGAACTCACAAAGGTTTTGTGTGGAAATACAATAAAACATAATAGCGGATATTTATCCATTTTTTTCCCAATAATAAATCGGTATTTCGTTTCCGCTATTCCATGTATCGAAATATTTGCCGTTCTGTACCGTCACCACATGACCATCTATGCAGAGAATGTACGTGCCTGTTGGATGGTCTGTACAAAAGTCGTTGACTGTATAGATATATCGCTCTGACTGCTCAATCAGTTTGCGTCTGTACCCATGCTTATACAGATAAGCTCCCCAGACATAATTTGCACTTGGCATATCTGACAGAGTACATGCCTGTATCATTAATCCGGCGAATACTGTTTCCCAGTCAAACCCAGTTGCCTTGCATATTGCCCGGACAACGCAATCTCCGACTCGATTCCCGGAAGGATTCGGGTTGTAAAATTCCCATCTATCCATCAGTCAATCCCCTTTGCTGTTTTATATCTCTTTGCCGCTCCTCTGGCTTTTGCGGCATTCCGGCGGTTCCATTTAGCTATCATAAGTCGGTCTTGCAGCTCTCTTAAATCATTCTTCTTGCAGTACTCTTTGTATGTAGCATTTTGTTTCTGTAAAAGATAAGACTTCCGGTCAAGGTCTTGTTGGAGTGCGAATTTTGCCTTTTCGTCCTTGCAGTTGTCAACCGCCGTTTGCATTCCTATGACTTCACGCTTTGTTTTGCGGATTCTTCGCTCATAAGTGCGCTGTCGCTGTTCTTTTTCGTACTGCTTGCCTTTGTTGGCTTTGTCCTGTGCTGATAGTCCTGCATAGGGATTAAATTCTCCGTCACTGACTCCAAAACTATGCCGACAGTTGACTCCTGACAGTCCACTTGCCGTTCCATATCCGGTCAATGAGAACGGCGGAAATTTCTTACTCTTGCCAGAACGAGAGTATATCTTGCCTTGCCACCATGAGTGATTTCCCGGATTCTCACCGCCATCACCCGTCCTTGCTCCGATATGTGCACTGACCAGAACTAAATCCCAGTTCATTTCTTCCATGCGTCTTAGGGATATATCTCCCGTAGCCTGAGCCACGCCGGTTCTGACAGAACGTGCAACCGCTGTTTCAATCGTGTCTTTTCTGCCAGATGGATATGTGACGGTAACACCATCTGATACAACATTATTAACTGCCTCTTTAATGGCTTGCGTATACCCAACTGTCCCAGTCATCACATGATTGTATGCAAGGTCACATTGCTCAATATAGAGCCTCTGAGCGGCACTTGCGGTTGTTCTTGTGAAGTTCTTCCACTCGCCCATGGTTGCAAGCATATTCCGTTCCATGAGTCTTATCATAGCTGGGGACTGTTCGAGCGGTACAGGGCTTAATCCTGCCGCCTTGTATATCTTATCATCATAGTTCATCGCAGTGATTCCGGCATCTTCAAACACTTCAAGGAGTTCCCGCTGTTCACGTTTGGTATATCTGGATAATTCTGCCAGAATGTCCTCTAGCAGCTCACCGGATTCCTGTAGTGTTCTGATTCTCCACGCATCGGCATTGGTCAGAATATAATCCTCACCTCTGCCGATTCTTGCCATCATTCTCGACACGATCTCAGAGATGATATATTGATGCAGTTCTTCGGCAATTTGTTCGCTGCCCTCTGTTATCCGGCGTAAATATTCAGGACTAAGCATAGTATATCACCTCTTTCGATAAATGTTGTGGTACATGTTTTGGTTTTTGCTGGTTAACTAAAGCCCTCTTTAGTCAATTAGCATAATACATTATTGCCAATAGTAATCGCATAAGCCGAATCTTCTGACTTATATACAAGTTCGTCTTCGGTAATTTTCCCGATACCATCTATCACTGTATTATTTGAGATGTTTACTTGTGCAACCTGATTTGTTAAGTATGCGAGATATGATGTTTTCCAGGTATCATCATTAGCCCAAAATACAGTATTGTTCGTAAAGGAGATTCTTCCACCTCCTGTACCAGCACCGTCTATATATAAAACCGCTCTCTCATTAGGATAAAACTGTGCCTTTCCAATTTCGGAGAACGAATTGCCACTAATACTTGCAAATTGTCCACCTGCTTCAAATCTAATTGGAGAAGACGTACATCGTGAAAATGAGTTTCCATTGCAAAGTAGTGATACTGCATTTTTGGCAGAAATCCAGGCATTTGTCCTACCTTGAAACACAAGAGAAGATACACCAAAATAGTTACCATTTACAATATTTTTTCCAGCAGACAGTACAATACCAGATGTTTTTTGTCTTCCAGACATATCCCAAAATATATTATTTTCTATCCTTGTCTGCCATCCCCGACCGTTAATATAAATTCCTATGCTATCTCTCTGGAAATCACAATTTGTAACAGAAATATCATCAACTGTTGTAGATTGATCTACAAATAAACCATAAAAGCAATGGCAAATAGCCAGTCTTTCTAATGTAACACAATCTGTATAAGTTTCTACATTTATTCCGTTACAGAAATTGTTTTCTACATTTATTCCAGCTCCCACGATTTGGAAATCAGACAAAGTAATTCCTTTTATGTCTGATAAAGTGTCACTTTTTCGGATTAGTATAATACAACCGCCAGTAAGTTCTGAGAGTAGAGTAGTGCCTCCATTATTTACACTATTTCTGTCTAATGTTATTCCTTTACCTTCACCAGTGAGTTTAATTCTTTTGTCGATAACTATAAAATGACTGATATTGAAAATACCTCTTGATAGATGAATTTCCCCACCTGAATCTGGCAAAGAACTGATTGCTTGCCTGATTTCAATTTGATCATCTACTCCATCACAAACATAATCGCAAGATAGTTTCTGTTCAGCACTCAATTCAGCAGAGCCAACATATATCACAACATTTTTCTTCTTTTTGATATTTCCTATATCTTCCTTTAGTGAACCAGTTTCCGTTTTCAGTGAACCAATATCCGTCTTGTTCTGTTCGATCTGCTGCGCCTGTTCTGTCGTGGCTCCGGGAAGGACTGGATTCTTTTCGAGATACTCATTTACTGCATTCTTGATTTCTTCCGGCGAAATCTCACCGCCTATTCCTTTTATGCACAATTCGTATAAATACTTCTCTTTTCTTGTGATTGGCTTCGGAATTTCGCCCGTGTAATCACCTGTCAAGTACGCAAGATATTTTTCTTCCCTTGTTACTGGTTTATCTGCCATCTTTTTTTTTACTCCTCTCCGAATAGTGTTGGTTCGTCTGGCTGAGCTTCTTTGACCATTGCTTTCGCTTCTTCCTCAGTCATTCCTTCAAACTTCACGAAATACAGCCATGCTGGAACCTTATTAGTAGTCACATACTGCCACCATCTTGCACGGTCGTTTTCTCTGACATAAAGAATGTCACCAAAATCATAATTAACTTCATAAGCTCCAACAGGTGCAAGTCCGTACAGGTCAGCATAAACGTTCAATGCGTAGATTACTTCATCCAGACAGGATTCCAGTTTGTCTCGAACGTCTTTGATGAACTGCACCGTCCTCTGCTGTTCTGCTTCTACTCCTGTAGCCGTCTGAATACCGCTAGATTCGTTAAAAACAAAGTACCCGTTAGAGAATCCAATCTTGTACCCTAACTGGCTTAAAATGGCGTTTATGCCGCTTATACGGGTATCTGTGTTGAGAATTGGATTGATTTCCTGATAGAACTCTTTCTCGTCCTGTCCGAATACGTTCTTGACAAAGTGTGGTAAGTTCATCTCGTTTCGTCTGTTCTCCATGCCCTGTGGTGACATGGCTGCTACAGGCGTACCGCTTGGCATCAGCAGCCTATCATCTGCCAGAACAATCTTCTGCGAATCAAAAATCTCTCCGGCGTTTCTGCTGTATGCAATGTCGAGATCTTTTAACTCCTCAATGGCTTCGGCAAATATTGGCAAGCCCAATGGTGCGTTAATATCCGCGTTATTCGCCTGTGGTGTCCGTAGGACTCCGTACAAAGCTCCGTCCAACTTCTCACCGTTTGCCTTGAGAATCGGCGGTGTATCTGCCATAAGGTCAGCCCATTTGGTCTGTTTAAGATCAATTTTATCCCCAATGCTCTGAGGCGATTTCGACACATAAGCTCTGTTGGAAACATAATACGGATAGGTTGTCACTCCGTCCACTGTTATCTCAACAAACCTGTGATATTCGAGCCTTGTGTAGTATTCTTTACCAACCGTATAAGAGTCCTTGAATATAATCCCTTTGATTTCCTGATTATCATAATCTACAATCATCACATCTGCCGGGGTAAATACGTCAAGGCTCTCACCGTTTGGCTTAATGAACACTGTTCCATAAGCACATCCATATTCCACCCAGTGCCGAATCTGGAAATATACCTTGTCAATCTGCTCCTGCAACCATGCCGCCCTTGCAGAGCCATCTATCTGAATGCCGATCGCCAATGTTGCAAGTCTGGCAGTCTCAGAACACACAGATTTAGCAAAATTAATCGTCTTTATATTATTCTTGTCATCTAGCCACTCCGGTACTCCCCTGTAAATGTTCGCGCACCGGTTAATCAGTGATTCCATCTCTGGAAACTCTGCCGCCTGAATATTAAAGTCCTCTTCGGCTTGCTTTTTGAATATCATGTTAAACCACCTTTTTAGTGTTGTTATAAGTCCCATTATGCGCTGCTACCTCGCCTTCTCCACAGCTTCTCTGAGCCATAGCGTGTGGCATCTATTAAATGATTATCCTTATCAGGATAACCACTGATAATGTTTCCGTCTTTGTCTCGTTCGTATTCGTATTTTGTAAATTCCTTATGCACTCCCGGCGTTCGCTTCGGATCAATAACGATTTTTCTGCCCTGAAGCCACTTCATAGAATATTCTACGCTGCCCGGCCCTTTAATTGCTCCTCTTGCCGGAATGCCAAAATCTCTAAAGTCGTTGATTGATTTAGGCTCTGCAGAATCGCAAGTGATTTCAAAGTCTGTATATCCTCGCTCAAGAATGATATCTGCTGACTTTCTGTTTGTTAATTTGTTTTTATATATTTCGTCTATGAAATACAATGTATCATTGTTGTGATTGTAATAGAATCGCACAAAAGCAAATGGATCCGGATAGAATCCCCAGTCACACCCCTGATAGATTCTGTCAAAATGACTGATTTCTTCGGCTGTAATTTCTCTAATTTCCAGATATTCAAATACATTTCCGCCATTACCGTTAGCTTCTCCTAGATACTCATTCTTGTAAGCATCTGGATTGGTCTCTTTCAGATGTTCAGCATCCTCCAGGAAGATGTCACCTAGCCATTCCTGTTCAATGTCAAGATCAAGATATGTGCTATGCACAACCAGCGCGCTATCATCTTTTTCTTCTGCTTCTGCCGTATATTCATTTGCCCAGTTATTCTTGCTTCTCGGTGGGTTGAATGATTTAAACTTGTACGCTTCGTTACCACCACGAATCGCAGACTGCTGAATATTTCGTATTTCCTCAGGACCGGCAAACTGGTCAAGCTCCTCGAACCAGACAATGCCGATATAACCAAACTCCGGCTTGATAGACTTAATCTTTAATGGATCGTCAGCACCACGAAAGTAAATCTTCTGTCCAGTAGGCTTATATGTAATCTCCATAGGGGACACTTTACAGGTAAATTCCTCTGACAGGTTCAGCTTATCCAGTGCCCATTTCATCTGAGCATAAACAGAATCTTTTATTGTGTTCCCGACTTTTCGAAGAATCAAGGCGTGCATATTTGGATTATTCTTGATCAGCTCTGGAATGATCAGAGAAATTGTGGATGATTTCATAGATCCACGACCACCGGGAAGAATATACTCCGAATGCTTCTTTGCCCGGATATCCCGAATCATCCTGTGGAATACATCCGGAACAACACTCAGATCAAGATGATAAACTTCTTGCAGTCTGGCTCTCTCTGCTATCCTCTGCTGTTCTTCTTTTGTTTCTTTGATAGCAAGTGTCTTTTCCAGATCATTCATAGATTTTAGCTGATCGGAGAAGTCCGGGGCAAAACCGAACGAATCTTTCAGCTCACCCCTTGCGATCATAGAGCGGCGTTGCTGGATTTCTGCCAGAGACATGATATCAGTGCCTTTTTGTTTTTCCAGAAGAGTTTGTTTTTCTGCTATATATTCAAAAACTCCACGTTTTTCCAAGATGTTTTTCTTTGCATTCTTGGCAACTGTTGCTGAATATCCGGCTTTCATTGCGGCATCAGATGCATTTCCGCCATTCTTTATATACTCATCTGCAAACGCTTTCTGCTTAGGCGTTAAATCCATCTAATCACCTCTGTCTATCCTCATTTTCTGACCGCCTCCCATATTTCTTTTAGGCACATGACCACATCATACTGGGATGCAGTTCGTAATATTTCATAATCACAATCTTTCCATTCACCACGTTTTGTTGGTCTAAGCACTGGTGTTGATATGATCGTTACTGTAATTAATCGTTCCTGCTCATGGCTGTAGAATTGTGATGTTCCGATTTTTATAATTAATCCGGTGGATAATATAGCTTTTTGGAGTTTTCTTGTAACTGCTTTTAAGTTCGCCATGTCATCACCTCAATTCAAAAAAATCCCCAGTATAGCAGTTATATACAAATATAATACCACACTGGGGAGATTTAGCTCTCTACCACTTTTATAAATTTTTAAGTTTTTTAAAGTCTGCCAATCAGCTTGGCTAAATGATAATATTCTGCCATGACCTTGCGTTTGTATCCGTAGAAGTCGTTCTCTGTTGCGGGAACCGTCCTGATTTTCTCCATTGTTCGATATCCAATGCTATTCACAATACTATCATAGATTTGCGATTCAATGCCGGGCGCATATTTGATAGATACCTGCAATAGATTGTATTTGTCGCTCTCACTAAGATTCCGCAAGTGACTTTGTAGTATAGGTATGTCATCAGGCGGCACTCCGTAGTCAATCAATGTTGCCTTTCTCAGTTTCATTTATTTCACCCTCTTCATTTAAGTTCCAGTCGCATGGTATGCCTTGAAAACATTCTGGACAGTGTTCGTAGAATCCGCAGCCTTTGCAATCCGCCGGCTGTCCAGTGCAATATTGCTGCAGCACGCGGTATGCTGATATAGCAAGGTTTGGCGTTATGTCTGGTGTAGGTTTGCTATTCATTTACTTCACCTCCTTCAACTTCTCCACCGCCAACTTCAGCGATTCTACAAATTCATCATTCAACGCTGTGTGGTCTGGATTCTCGATAATTTTTTCAATGGTGTCAATTGCTTTCTCTTTAGGCGTAAGAACTGTCGCTTTTCCTGCTTTCGCAATTTCAAGAAGTTCATCAATGTCATCTTTCCAGTTGCAGACATTACACAAACTACGGTTACACTTAGTGTTCGTGAAGTACAATACGCATTCTGAACAATCTCCGTTGCAATTGCTTATATCTGCAATACGATTAGCAAACTCTCTTGCCGTCATTTCTTTTGTCCCGAGGAGTTCTGAAGCTTCGTAGAAAGCATCATACTCTACTCCGATACGTACGCTGTGCACCACATCTTTGTTATTACAAAATTTTAAAATATCTGGAAAATGTTGTCCTGGTAATGGTTTACAATTGCCTTTCGAATACCAATGAAATTCCTGCTTCTCAGCTTCTTTGAGAAGCATTTCATTTTCTTCTTCTGTCTTAACCAAGATATATGTATTTCTTAAATCAATCATCTGCGTTTCCTCCTTTAATTTTGCTAATACAAGTGTTCCAACCGACCGCGAATAGGTCTTTTTGGAGTTCATAATTTCTCTCCGGTGCAGTGTAAAGTTTTTTCTCCGGCAATGGTTTCAATGGGCACCAATCAGGTCTTGATTTGCTTTCGCAATCATAATATTCTTCTGTCATCAGAATTTCATCACAACTTAAGCAGTCAGCTAATTCACACAAACCCTCATATTCAAGTTCACCGCAGTATGAAATTCCGAACGGGCAATCATAGCAATTCTCTGGTGTATCTATCACTAACACTGATTTACTCATTCAACTCCACCGCCTTTCACGATTTTGATTGCAAGTTCAAACGCATCAGTTTCACCCTCGAAATACTCTGATTCCTTCTGTAATGTAGCAGTTCTTGTCTTTCTTGTTTCCAACTGCTCCACAACCTTATCGATGTCAAATGCTGTCGGCTGTTCGTCAATAACTGCACCTATTGCAAAATCCATATCCGAATTTCCAAGAGAGTCAATTATTTTGTCTGCATCAATTAAACGCATTCCCATCATCCTTTCTCATCAAAATCCAAGTTAACTCTAATCAAATCTGTGTTTATTGCAGATAGAGATTTTACTTTCAAATCATAAAATGGTTTTAGCAGCTTCGAACCGGCATGAAATGTATCGTAACCCTTCTGGTTTCTTCCTGGGTGACATATCTGGATTTTTATGCCGCTTTCGGGATTGCTGCCAATTGCTGCCAATAAATCAATCAGTCTCATATTCTTCACACTCCTCCGCGTATTCATAACTGTCCATATCATCACATCTGCACTGGCAAGAATCCTGCTTAGTGCAGCAGATGCAACACTCTGTTTCATCGTCCGGGCATTCTAATTTACATCTTCCCATTAATCCAGTCTCCATCCTTTTCGAAGTAAATGTATCTGCTGTTCTTCTTGACCGGCCCTGATGTGTCAATACCGTATTTTGTCAGCAGATTTCTCAGAAACTTTAATTTAAACTCTTTTAACGTGATCTTGAATCTGGTGTAGGTCTTGCCGCCTTTCTCAAAAATTAACATTTCCATGTTCAGTCTTTCTCCTCTTTCCTCATAATTTCTTTTGTGCATTTGTCGCAATAGCAGCCTTCCTGCCCCTCTATCTTGTATAAGAAGCACGTCCAGTGTCTGTTCCAGATGCCTTTATCGTTGCATCCCTTGCAGCTACCTTGCCCATCTCCTTCGCATCGTATTATTTTTAACATTTATTCAGTCCTCCTTATATGGTTTTGGCAAGTACATCCATGCAATAACTTCACCGCCTATACATTCTCCGTTCCATTCACCATAGTCATTAATGGACGCTGTCTTTAACCACTTTCCGTACATTCCACAAAAACCACTATATTTAACAGTTGCAATTACATCTTTATGTTTCTCCGGCAATCTCTCACTGACCGGAATCCAGCTGATAGATTTTAAATGCTCAATAACTTTCTTCTGTTCATCTTCCGATTTACAGTGTATTACAACGTCATAGGTATCATCGTATGCACTAAATGTGCCGTCTTTATTCTGGATAAGTTCCATTGCATCACTCATACTTCCACCTCCTCATAAGTTTTTCTGAATATATCTGGCTTACACGGATAAAATTCACCGTGAACACCGCGGATGATATAATCGCCAATATTCGCCAGATGTTCGCCCTCAAGCGTCTTAATAACCAGACCGCCTGGAACCTTCCAATGGTCGATATAGAAATTCTTACCTTCTGCCGACATGTACTGGTCTGTACACTGATAGTCCGTCAGGAAATCGAACATTTCTCGCTTATTTGCACCAGTCCACTGTACCGTATCAATTACAACTGGTTTCTTTCTGTACTTCATACAACCACCTCACTATCATCTGGCATCTGATGATCAATATGTCCATTTACATAGGCTTCCTGAAGCATGTCCAGTACCTTGATAGCTTTTTTCTTTGTGGAATATTCTCCGAGTAAATAACTGCATCCAGTGATATATGATGTTACAACTGTTTTTGTAGTCCCTTCTGCAATTTCGATACCAGCTGATACATTAAAATTAACTAATATCTCTTTATCCTGACTTCTGATTAACATTTCGCGTCCTCCTTATCCTCATAATTCATTACAATTGTAATTACCTGCACCAGAACTTTCTGAATCTGATCGTAAATGTGATGATCGTCAGTTCCGAAATGAGAGCACAATACTGCATTCTGTACGCCCGCAGAATAACAATCTGCCATAAAATCAGCACTGTATACATCGTCTTTATTATCAAGCTGTCCATATTCTCTCCACTGAGTGGTAATAAAATCTTCTACTTTTTCATCCACTACATCGTAGCTGTTTTTGTCTCCGTTAATATGTCTTACACAACGGTCAATAAATCCTAACTTGTCAACGTACATATACGCTTTTGCCGTTCCAGATGTATACTCTTTGAATGCCTGCTCAACCTGTTCTTTGAAGTCCTCTGGCAGGTTGAAAATATCTACTTCCAGTCCTCTTGGAAAATTTATTATGTAGCTTCTCATTCCATCCTCACTTTCCCCATGTAAACAACTGACACGCTATTGTGCAGTGATACATGATTTCAATACTCAATGAAATCAGATAATTCCATCTGACCAACTACATTATTGTCTTGCATCCACCATAGATAAACTTCTTCGCCACAACTCCACTTCACATCTTTTCCACGCCGCTTGCGTTCCTCAATCATTCTGTCAAAAGCACGTATATAGGCTTGCTTGTATTTTGGGAAATCATACATTTCCTTTTCCCTCTGCTTCTTCGATGCAAGCGGACAGCCTAAGCAACCTAACCTATTATATCCGCATTGGTACAGCTCACATACCTGAATATCTTTTTCACCAATGAACTGCCAGATATTTTGATCTGTCCAGTCAATTATTGGATTGACTACTGTCTTTGCTTTCATCTGGCAATTTTCAAATAATCTTCTAGTATTATCATTGTCAGTGATAAGCATTTTCTCATCAGAAACGCCAATGCTTTTACTTGCTGTCTGCCCTAATACTTCAAATGGGCTTCTGCTACTTCTCTTGCTGCTTTCATCCCATCTGACGCCTGTTGCAATCATTCTGTTAGGATTCCCACCTTCTTTCAGTTCTGAACAGCAATACCGAACAATTCTGGTAGGTGGCATTAGTTTTCTTGGAATAAGATTCCACATTGTAAGACGGTTGCCGTTTTCCTGCACATGATAATCAATCTCGCATTTGATGCCTTTGTCCGTCAATTCAGAAAACGTATTCTTGATATGCCTTACTGTCTGCGGTGCATCAACAGTGGTATGTGAGTTATGTACTTCAAACGGGATTCCAGACATTCTGAATAGTTCAAGAAGCACATCTGAATCCTTTCCGCCGGAATACTCACATACAAGTGGTTTGTTATAATGTTTCAACGAGAGATCAGACGCAAGCCGGATTCTTTCAATTGCTTTTTGCTCTAAATCCATTTATTTCTCCTATCCAAATGCTACCTGTCCGTTATTCTCCGGGATTCTTTAATACAATCCCTAACTCTTCTTTAATAGCGTCTACATAATCAATCCATTCTGCCAGACCGTCATTGATATAATCAGCAGCCCGGTCAAGTCCATTTCTGAATCTCTGACAGCGCTTCTCGCCAAAGCCAAAATCATCGTGCAGAACGGCAATTGACAATATTACAAATGAATCCGCTATAACCTCTTTTATCTTTTCTGACGCTTTATCAAGGTCTTTTACTGCCAGAGAGGTATGTATCCCGGTCACACCCCGGAACTTGCATTCCTGTTCGAGGGCTTCAATCCCGCCCTGTTTGACAATTCGTCTGGCAAGGTCAAGCCCGTCTTCCCTGCCACGTTCATATTCACGCATTTTGTTCATTGGTTTTCTCCTTGTTCAGATTTTTAGCTTTCTTATGCATCCTGTCCAGATAATCCGCATAGGCTGTAAGCATGTGATCCACAAAGCCGTTTTTATTATATTTGTCTGATACAACGTGTATCTGCTCAATTACCTGCTGCCAGTATTCGTCTCTTTCTTCAATTCCGGCAGTCTGAAGGACCAGTGCCGGAAAGTCGATTTGTAAAAACTTTATGGTGTTCGGTATCTGCTCATGTGTCACTCTCATACTTATACACCTTCTTCTACCTCAAAACTCTGTTCAAGAAGTCGCTCGCTATCCTTGCTAAACGCCTTTATATAGCTCTGTTTTATCGATCTGATAAAATGTATGCCGTTAGCTGATTTAGCCCGGGAAACAGCCACATAGAACTGTCCAGGATCCCAACAGCAAGGATCAATATTAATCTTTTCAAATGTCTGTCCCTGTGATTTATGAATACTGATTGCCCAGGCAAGTTTTACCGGGAACTGAGAGAATGATCCAACTTTCTTACGGACAATCTTCTCTTTCACGATCTTCTGACCATCCTTTTCTTGTTCGGATTCCTCAATAACCTGTTTCTCAATGTCTTTACTGTATCTGTACAAGTTAACCGTTTTACCCTTATCAGTCTTGATAACCAGATAGGATTCTTCAAATTCTCCGTTATCCACAATTTTCTGAATGATGCCAATCGTTCCATTGACGTAGTTTCCAGACAGATCATTGACTGTAATCATCACTTTTGCACCGATGTTAAGAATTAAATCCTCTTTGGCAAATGCAATGTTCTTGATATCAGCAGATGTCAGATCCCCGTCAACTGCTGCATGGAACACTTTTTCGGTCTTTTTATCCAGTTTTCCGAGGAAAGTATTATTAATCCGATCAGCTTCAGCATTTGTTCCGACCAGAAACGGTGCTTCTGGTATAACTTTGTCTGATTCGTTATTCTCCAGATATGCAATGGATTTTCTAATATTATTGCCATATTTAATATCATTCAGCACATACTTAAAACTCTCATCATTTTGTCTGCATACCTCATCAAGTTTGATATATTCAAATCCTATTTCTTTCCAGTATTCAGACATGAAAGCATATCCGTGTTCGTACTTTCCACCCTTTCCATAATCAGATCCATACATCCGGCAGAGGATTTTACGATCATCTGTCGTGATAACTGGTGGAAGCTGGTAGAAATCCCCAATTACGATCAGTTGAACGTCTTCCTTATCTTCTCCGCTCAAAAGTCTGTCAACCGCTCTCTCTTCATTTTCTGTGATGATCGTTTTCGCAATCATATTAAACAAATCGAACCGGCACATGCTGATTTCATCAATAATAAGAACATCTGCTTCTTTTAAAAGTTCAGCTCTGGATTTCACTTTTTTTTTGTAATCCTCAAACTTAATTGAGATATTCAGTGCTCGGTGTACGGTAGTCGCCCCGTATCCGATATTATCCGCAGCTATTCCGGTAGTAGCAGATACCAAAACGCTTTTGCCAGCTGCTTCTGCTTCATTGATAAATGTCTGGATAACTGTTGTCTTGCCGGTTCCTGCATCGCCTGTCAGAAAAACATTGCTGCCAGACAGCATTGTGTCTAATGCATATCTTTGCTTTTTATTGAGATCATCTTTTTTCATTTTGTAACCACTCCTTGTAAAAATTATGTAAACTAAATATTTTTGTAATATTCAATTAATTTTGTTATAATAAATCTAATTGTATATACTTTTTAATTTTGTAACCCATGCGTAACCGGCTTTTTCAACTTATTGGTTACGACAAAAACCCTTATTTTATGCGGGTTTTAGAGGTATGTAACCGTGTAACCAATGTAACCAAGGTTTTCATATAGGAGAATCACTAGAGCATATGTTTTTTATACACTCTCAAACTTTCTCCTATAGTGCGTTTTTTTTCGTGTTACAACGGTTACATGGTTACAAATTATGAAAACGGAACATTTGTTTCGGCATTAGTTGGCAGAAAACCAGTTTCAATAACCTCATTTTCTTGTTCATTTTCGAGACTTTTTATATCAACGATTTTTACTGCAATAAGCCTCATCACGCTTCCCCCGTCTCTTTTTAATACCGTATCTCTTTTTCCTGTGTGTTTGATTAATTCTCGATTAATTGCCCAGGCTGAGAAAGCTTTTCTGGAGAATCCATTGCTCTTCAAAAGGTTTTCAAGGGGCTTTGGATAGAAGTATATATATACATCTCCATACTCATCTGGTGTCTCTTTGAACCCCCACTGATCGCAACTGAATTGTGCATCAAAGTGCTGCCCGTACACGGAAAGACTTTCAAGAATGAATTCATAACACCTCTGTCCCTCAGATACATCTTTTTTACGTGTAGGTATGTCCACAACGTCCTCAACCGTCAGTTCACGCCCATCCTTAAATATGAAATCTGTAGCTAATTTGTCAGCCAATAGAAGAGTAGATATAGCCATGACCTGTTTTGCCGGAAAGTCATATCCGTCAAAACTTTTCTCAATTTCGGCTTTCATCTCTTTCAGATTGTCCGATGTGAACTGCTTCAAATTTCCAACGAATACTCTTCCAGCAAAACCATAGTTTTTCACGACAATGCCGTTAATCTCTGCCGGATTCTCATAAATATCCTCGCAGCACTCAATTTCAATAATTCTGTTGATTGCTCCGCCGGAATCTGCAAATTCCGAAATAGGGTTCTCGCCGTTGCAAATGGTCACGTTGCTCCATGTATTCTCCTTAGCTGCTCCGAGGTCCTTATTTGAACGTGCTTTCCCTTTACCGGAACAGAGATTGTAAATTAATGTTTCGTAGTTGTCCCGAATATATTGAGAAGCGTTCTTAGAGTCATCGAGAATCATCGGAAAGTTATTAAGCATGTTTGCCCTTGTCTCCAATGACGTATCTGTTGATCGAAAGTTTCCAACGTAAGCTCCCGGCGCAGGATTTCCCCAAACCGATGCCGCTATATTGATCGTTACTGTCTTTCCGCCGCCCGTCTGCCCGTAGAAGTCTACGATGAACGGCAGTGCGTCAAGCGGCTGCACAAGCACACTTGCAAAAGATGCCGCCAATGCTATTCGTGGTTCTAATCGTCCGCACGACCGTAGCTGTTTAGCTAGAGTCACCCACTTAAAGTAATCTCCACTTTCCTGTATACTCTGGAATAGTGTTTTAAAGCGGTATTCGCCATCAAAAACAATTGAAAGGTCGTAAGGTACAAATACATTGCCATGCCACCCTAACTTGCTCGTAGAGTGCTGTATGTCGATCATATCGGCATTGTACATTTCAACGTCCGCCAGATACTTTACAAGGAGTCTTGCGTTCTCTGAATTGACCTGCACCCCGAACCTTGCAAGATTAGTTATTGCTCTGGAAGTCACAATGTCAATTTTTGGAACAGTTATTTCTGTCCAATATCCATCCCTTTTAAAAGCCACCGTGATCTGTTCTTCACCTGTTTCAATGTTTTTCAGTCGACGTATCGGCATGATCGGGTGGTGACATACAAGTTCTCTTGCCTTAGATGTTTCGGAAGAAAAAATTCCGTTCTCTGTAGCTATCCAGCTGCCACACGCCATGTTAGGATATTCTTTATCAACAGAATCAGGATAAAAGTTTGTGATGTTTTCAACCAGCTGCATGGAACGATTTGCTTTTTCTTCTTTTTCCTTTTCCTGCTCTGCTTTTTGAAATTCCTTTATGAACTCTTCTGCTATATGCTTCGCTTTCACACTTTTTGCCCGGTCCATCAGCTTAAACTTGATTTCTGAGCGGTCAATTTTACTTTTTACTGAAAAAAGCTCTTCATACAACTGTTTTTCCATAAAGTCTTGCGCTTGTAAATTTCCAATATTTTCAAGAATTTTCCTCACCTCCTGACTTAACAGACAGCAATTCATGTCTGCTTTTTTCTTTCTCGAGATTAAACTGGCACATATACCACTCTTCTGAATCAGGAGGGAACGTTTTTAGTGCTGTTTCGTACATAAGTATGTTCTTTTCTACCTGCTCAAGCTCGTTTGGGACCTGAGCGGGATTGTACTTTTTTGTTCTAATATCCCGCATTTCATGCCTGATCTGGTTACGACTTTTACCTTTTTTAGAGATATAAGTACCGCCCAGCTCGATAAATGCAGTGCTAAAAGAAACGGATTCGTATTGCATTACGAAATCAAACACATCACCGCCGATTCCACAGCCGAAACAGTAAAATGAATCATCGTAGATTTTGCAGGACGCTGATTTTTCTTTATGAAAAGGGCAACATATAAATCCCGCTCTGTTCGGTTTTAATCCATACCTGGAAAGGATTTCCGGCATTTTCACTGACTGTTTAATTTCTTCTTTTGTCATGACAGCAACTTCACTATTCTCTTGCCAGTCTCTTCTTTTGTGCAGAACTCAAATCTGATGCCGTATTTATCTCTGATCGTGCAAAGAGATTTGTACAACTGGCAACCATCAACAGCCTTGTCCGATATTACAGTCTTAACCTTTTTACCGTTTACTGTCTTCCAGATAACTTTGTGCTTTCTTGGATTCTCCCAGAAATACACGTCACCTACACTCTTGATATCTGGCCCATGTTCGCAAAGAATAATTAGCTGTATACCTGCTTCACGGGCCCTGATAAGCTCTGCCTTGAATCTTTCGTGTTGCTGGCAGACATTTCCACATAGCTCTTGTAAATCCTTTTTGCGGTCAATACAGAGCTTTGCATTGTCCAACGACTGATAATCTCCGCAGTATAACTTCGATCGGAAATACTGTACTCCAAGACTGTCAAACTGCTTTTGAATCCGTTCCCATTCCTTTTTATGTTCTCTTGTGTCTGTCTGTATAACCATTAAAAACACATCCTTTTAATTGAATGGAAGCTCTTCCTGTACACTATCCGGAATACTCATAAAATCAGTTCCTGCTGAACTCGCCCCCATGATAGCTTCTTCTTTCAGATGATCGTCATACGCTTTTGTGGTACGCTCTTCTGGAATATCTGCATCTTTGATTCCTTCCACGCTGCGGAACCATGCAAGCTTGTGGCGTTTCACTTCTTTATTGTCGTACCAGTCTTTCTCCAGACGGAAGATGCCACCGATCAGCTTGCCTTTGAACTGCTGTCCGAAGTTATCGCCCCACTTAACAGCAAATCCCGGATTTGACTTTTCTACACATGTAATGAATGTTTTGAGATTACGAACACCATAATCTACACTCTCGTCAATAACCATGTAATTAGTTCCGGCATTCGGGTATTTCTTGTCTGGGCGAATATCATTCTCAAACTGCTTCATAAAATAACCTGCCTGCTCGTCTCCATCTGCGAAATCAAACAGAACAACGATCATATTCAGTCCGCCCTGGGACTGACGTTCGGACACCTGCTTAATAACCATTTTGTGACCACCAAGCTTAATTGGTTCAAATTCTCCTGCTGCCTGTGTTGTATCATAGCTATTTGGTTTCTGCATTGTCTGCTCCTCCTAATTCGTAATAATCTCTAATAATCTTGTCTACTGCTGCCAGATCATTGTCTATGGTAAGTGAATCAAACATACCAATCGGTGATTTGCTAACAGCTCCCTGACTTGCCTGAGTGACAAATAAATGCTTTCCACTTTCTTCAATGCAGCGGAGAACTATTGTAAACATGCCCTCCACGCAAACTTTTTCATCCAAAAGTTTTCCTATTGTCTTTGGCTTTACGTCTCCAGAATCATCCTTATCTTCGTGCATCATAAGATATACGACTTTGCTTTCCGGAACCTTTGCCACAATGAACTGAATCAGATTCCAGAAATAATCGCCAATGTCATTGTAAAGTGAAAATACTGCATTACCTTTTCCGGCAGAAGCGTGTCCTCTCATAAAATGATTCGTAATAAGATAGCCTGCATCATCAATTACGATTGACTCTGCTTTTGATGCAATCAGGCATTTCATTACCTGCTGGTAATCATCTGTAAACCATCCGTCAATCTTACCTTTAAACGGAAGCGGCTTATTTAATACTCTGATAAGGTTCCAGTTTTTGTTTTGACAGTTTCTGAGACTAGTACTTTTGCCGGATCCAGATTTTCCAATAATCAATACTGGTGTTGCCATTGTTATTCCTCCTTGTCATAAACCACGTGCTTACTGCTTTCAATAATCAGCAAACTTGCGATATCTTTCATTGATAAGGTTGATTCGTTATAAATTTCAACCAGTGCGTTATATGCGCCTGTTGAAACTTTCACGACAGGGTTATCCTTATCAGTTGCCGGTTGTTTCTTTCTCGCCGGAATACGGATTTCAAAATCACTCATAGCGCTCTCCTACTTAATCTGAATATTCTGAGAAGTTTTTAGTGAAATTCCCGGAAATTCTTTTCCGGCTTTCAATGCAGCTTTCAATCCGATTTTGTCAGGTGTAGGCTCTGCATATTTAAGGAACTCCTCAGGAACAGTTGCATTCGCTGAAATATCTACAGAATCACTTTTTCTGTAAGAAATTGATACCTTTGCAGTCTTAAATTTCTCACCATCCAGATATTTTGAAAGAAATTCTTTTAATGAAGCTGCTTTGTTCTCAGCAACTTTTTGACGTGCTGCAAGGTTATCTTTTTCTTCTTTTAAGGCTTTTGCATCTGACAGAAGATTTTTAATCCAACAACCGATACCCTCAATCTTCTGATCTCTTTCCATCTGAAGAGCAGAAAGCCTCTCAACATCAATGATTTCTCCTGTTTCCATGTCTACACAATCCATAATTGCGTTATCAATTTCGTACAATTTCATTATCTTTTCTCCTCTCTTTTAAAGAAACAATACAATGTATCCGTCTCATGACATTCGATATGATCCAGAGACATATCACAGTTTTCATAATCCAAAACGCGATCCCCTCTGGACTGAAGCTCTCTGAGCAATTCGTTAATGCATCCTGCTATCTCCAGACTGGGAAGAAGTTTCATAATTGCTATCTGTTTACTCATTTGGACACTTCCCATCTATCAGAAGTTCCAGCAAGAATGCTTTGATTTTATTAAGCTTTTCACGGCTTTCTTTCTCGGAAAATGGATTAAAAGATACATTCTGATATAAATCCCATTTAAATTTGCCTTTGGGGAGGAGAACATCTTCCTTCCTTTTAACCCCTCTTACTTCCAAACCGTAGCCTGAAAATTCGAATGTAACACTTGCTGTCGGAACTTCATTCACAACTCTTTTACAGAGTCCATAAATTTCGTCAATTTCTTTCTCGAACATTTCTTTATCCTCCTTATTTCCTACTGCCAGTCTGCTTTCATCTGGCGCACCGCCCATGCTGCCGAGATGCCAAAAAAGATGTTCAGCCAAATAGGTATGTCCACATATTTCCCGGCAAGCATATAAACAGCAATCAGCATATACTCTTTCATTTCATCTCTCCCATAATCCACGCCAGATTGCTTGCTACCAGTGCGGCTGCGGTCACAATCCATGCCGTGAACCATTTTCTTGCTTTTTTTCTACTTTCTTCGACAATTTCTGTCGCAAGAATGAACTCAAGTTCGTCCCATGTCGGAACATTTTCACATTTATTTGTGCTATTTCTACTCATATCGTGCTAATTTCTCCTTTTTTAGTATTTACAATTAGCAGATACGAAGTTATAATTAACCTGTACCTACTAAGTGTGGTTTAGTTGGTGCAACGCTCCGGGGCGGAGGTATCAGCTCCCTCCGGGGCACTATCACTTTAATGCTTCTTTTCCTCTCCAGATATATCCTGTTTCTTCCCAGAGCTTTCTTGGAGAGATAACAAATTCTATTCTTCCAGAACCTTTTCTGTCGTGAATCACTTTATTCCCACGATACGCCGTACCGATAGGCAACCATCCATAGATGATTCCTGCTCTGACAGATGGTGTAGGAATGCCTGTCATTTTACTCACATCTGATACTGTCAGGCGCTCGTTTGAGAACTCTGGCATCTGTGGGATACCAGATATGATTCTTGCCACTTCTGCGGCAAACTGATGAACCTGTGCATTCTGCTCTATGTAATTATCAACTGCACTCATATAAACCTCTTTTCTAACTGATACTCATTTGAGCATTACAGTCACGTATCATCATTACTGTATTAGTACATGGATGCCAATTTCTGACATATTCCATAGATTCTTCAAATCTCAGCTTAGGGATGTTATTACGGGCATTTACTGCGAAGTAAGTCTTTATATCCCTGTTGCATTCAGCAAATACTTTCTTGCCAATTTCCTTGTAAGCATTTGACTCTTTCCCACCAAGGTGAGCAATTACGACACTTGACACTAAGTCTCTAATAGATTCCTGCTGTGCGTAGTCAATAGTCATGGTATTTTCAAGTCTGTTAAGCCGCTCTTCGTGATCTAAGAACCCTGTCGCAATAACCTGTATCTGTTCAACTGTCGTCAGTGGCTTCTGGTATGAGCCTGTCTTTCTGATTGTTGGAAGAACTTCATCCATAACCCATGATTCGAATTTCTCTGCCGATGGAAGTTTCGATTTCATAATCAAGCGGTACAAATCTCCCTCTGTTATGAAACTCGCTTCCTGATTCCTGCCGAGAGAATCTGTGAGGTGGTGTTTTACCACCCCACGGCAATGCTGTTTAAGTGCATTAACCGTGTCCTTGTAGCCAAGAGCTTTCGCAACGTCAGCTCCAACAAAATACGGTTTCCCGTCAATTTCTGCTGTTCGGATGTCCCCGAACTCTTCTGAATTAAAAATCTGTAATTCGTTCATGTTTCTCCTTTCTAATTTGAATTAACTACTTCTTTCTTATCTGATTTTTTCTCCAGATTATTCTCGGAAAAGCTTTCCGTCTTACCGAGAATATATCCTTTGTCAAATTCTGACATATTAGGAATCGCTTCTTTCAGCTTTTCAACGATTCTTTTTTCTTTTTCTGACATATACGCACCTCTTTTCTTGTGATATACTCTCCTGTAAAGGAGGTGTTCATTTGATAACAAGATATCAATATAAAATATTGAAAAAAGCTTTAAGAAATTGTGGATTTACTCCTAGTAATCAGCGTGAAGCAGATGCTTGCAGATACCTTTTCAGTAAAAAGTGCTTTATGCGTTCAAGGTCGCAAGACCACGCATATGAAATCACACAAGCGGGTGAAGTCGCCATGAAAGCATATTTTCAAGATATATCCAGATTTTGGATAACAACTATTCTGTCAATCATTGCGCTGATTACCAGTCTTTTCTCAATTTCTATACAAGCAGAGCCACTATTGCAATTATTAGAGAAACTATTGCAATAACTCCCAATACATGTGTATCGGTAGACAATGAATCTACATAATGCGAATACATCTGCAAAGTTTCTTTCACTGTAAATTCAACGTCTACCTGTTCACATGGTTCTTTCTCAAAGATACAGTCCATATCTACTGCCCCGCCAAACGGAATAGGCTCATCTGGAGGAACAATCCTTCTTTCTGGCATCTTTAAATCACCTTTTTCACCTGTCAGAACTGCTTTCTTGATTTTGTTTGTCTGGTCTTGCAAATCCCAGATACGATTCCACAGGTCAGAAATTGTTTTGTCGATTTCTTTTTTCTTGCGCTTCACTGTTTTCACCTCCTTTGTTTACCTTGTAAACACAGTATAGTCCCTCAGACAACATTTGTCAATACCTTTTTGTTGACTTCGTAAACATTTTATGATATTATATTCTCAGAAAGGAGGAATTAAATTGAAAGACAGGTTTAAAGAGTTGCGAAAAGAATTAAACGTAACTCAACAAGAATTTGCAGACAAACTAAAGATAAGTAGGAATTTTGTAGCGCAAATTGAAATGGGAAGCAAAGTTCCATCAGATCGGACTATTGATGATGTTTGCAGAGAATTTAACGTAAACGAAGAATGGCTAAGAAATGGAACTGGAGAAATGTTTCAGCCAGAGAATAAAAACGATGAAATTTCTAAGCTGTTCGGAAATGTTCTGAAGTCTAGCGACAATGATTTCAAATACCGTCTCATCAATGCCCTAGCAAAGCTGGATGATTCCGGATGGGATAACTTAGAAAAACTCCTAGACACGATTTACGAAAAGAAATGAGAAAATAGCCAAGGGCAATGCGCAAACCCTTGGCTTTTCTTTTTAACCGATTAATGTTTTTATGAAAATGTATATTGACCTCAGCCAACATCTGTTTTCTATCTTTTGTATCATTTCAATAATTTCTTTCTTATAATCCATAATAGCCCTCCCTGTCGCAACTACCGCCTACATTACAGTATATGCCCGGCTGTGGGAAATAGAACCGAACATTCGTTCTCTTTTGCTATTATACCACCTATTCCGACTCTTGGCAACTGCCAATGATATGCATGAACTCTCACTATTTTATAGAAAAAACATTTCTTTTTCATCTAAATCACTCTATTTCGTTCTAAATCTTTACAATATGCTCTTAAAATGATAAAATAAAAATACCACGAATAACCGTACTTTACATAATATTGCAAAATCAGCGGTACAAAATACATAATCCGCATGGAAAGTGCGAAGCGTGGCGAATAAAGCTATTAGGAGGAGCAATTCTATGAGTAAGAAAAAAGGTGGAAAACTCAAATGGGTAGTTTTAGCAGTTGTTGCCATTGGCGTTATTGGTGCCGTTGGTGGAAATTCGGATTCAAACACCACGTCTTCTTCCAGCACATCTGCAAAGACGGAATCTGCGAAAGAAACTGATACACCTACACCAATTGAATACACAGCCGTATCAGTCAATGATATGATGTCTCAGCTTGATGATAACGCACTTGGAGCATCTGATAAATACAAAGGGCAATACTTAGAAATCACTGGTAGACTCGGGAACATTGATTCATCTGGAAAATATATCTCCCTCTATCCTGACGATGAATATGCGATAATCGGCGTTCAGTGCCAGATTAAAAATGATGAGCAGCGTTCGAAAGTCGCATCAATGGCAAAAGGTGATACAGTCACACTAAAGGGAAAATGCACAACTGTCGGAGAAGTTCTCGGATATTCAGTCGATATTGAAGAAATAGAATAAATAAAAACCACCCCGGCATTGGCGTACCGAGGTGGCGTTTATACATCTCCGAAGAAATGTAATATTCTGGCAAAACATATTGTATCATCTTCGGAGCAGTCGAACAAGACAGAAAATTTGTTCGGCTGTTATTTTTATACCTAAAAACAGCTACATAAAGAAAAGAGGAATAAAAATGGCGAAGAAAAGAAAGAAATATCCAAAATTGCCGAATAACTTCGGCTCTATCCGGTATCTTGGCAAGAATCGAAGAAACTGCTATGCAGTGCACCCACCGGCTACACTGGATGCAACCGGAAAGGTGGTCCGTCCACCGGCGATCTGCTACGTTGATGACTGGCTGAAAGGATTCTCTATTCTGACAGCTTACAAAGCCGGCACGTATCAACCCGGCATGGAGCGGACTCTTGAAGTATCCCCTACGACCGACATAGATGCTCTTATAAGCCGCTTGATTGCTGACTACAATACAATCAAGGGTGTCGAGGATAAACACCCGGAAATCAAGAAATTGACGTTCTCAGAGGTATATGAGAAGTTTTACGTATGGAAGTTTCCGGAGGGTTCAAAACTTTCTTATAGTTCAAAGATAGCTTACCAGACCGCTTACTCAAATTGCACAGCTTTGTATAACCGTATCTTTGAGGATTTAAAAGCGCCTGATCTGCAAAAGGTAATTGATGACTGCCCGTTAAAGCGTCAGAGTCTTATGGCAATTCTTACACTGTTCAAGCAGATGTATAAATATGCCGTTTACTCAGAAATTGTAACGGAAAACAAGGCGTTATATGTCCATGTCAATGCTGATAATGACACCGAACATGGAACTCCCTTTTCTGATCAGGAAATGCAAGTGCTGTGGAATAATGCCAACGATCCAGAAGTGCAGCTCATTCTTATTATGTGTTACTCCGGCTGGAGAATCGGTGAAGTGTTAAAACTTACAACCAACTTAGAAGAAGGATACTTTCAAGGCGGCATCAAAACAAAAGCCGGTAAAAACAGAATTGTCCCGATACATCCCGCTATATACCATTTTGTCGAACAGAAAGTGCTGACACAAGATGGAAAACTATGCGTATATACTCAGCAGCATCACAGAAAAGCGCTGTTCTATCCTACACTGGAACGCTTAGGAATCGTCGGTAATCCGAAACACACGCCGCATGACTGCCGACACACCTTTTCTGCGCTGTGCGAAAAATACGGCGTCCGGGAGAACGATCGTAAGAGAATGCTCGGTCATTCATTCGGCGGTGATGTTACAAACGCCGTTTACGGTCACCGGACATTGGAAGAACTCCGTATAGAGATTGAGAAAATAAAAGTCCCATTTGTGACTAACTGTGACTAACGGAATCTTATTTTATCAATTTTATTCATCACAATTCAGAACATAAAAACGCGTGAAACCCTTGTAAAATCAACATTTTCAGCGATTTTACAAGGAATTCACTCATTTCATTTTCATTATTCTAATTGTATTCAATCAGGATATTAATTAGAACTATGCAAATGTCAGAAAGTCCTTTAAATACAGTACTTTAGAGGATATTTAATTAGGAAACGATTTTTTTGTTTGTGACTAACGTGTGTCCAACGAACTAATAGGATTTACAAAACGAAATGATACAATATGTTATAAGAAGCATGATTCCCGGGGGTACTATCCCCGGGAATTTTTATTTATGAATTTCTGAAATTCTGGTAAATACACCTTTTGGTACAAACTCAAACACGAATCCCTCGTCGTTCGGATATGGGATTCTGACAAAATACCATTTCAATCCCGAACTGTCAGTTTCTGTGTACTTCATTACCTCTACAACTGCACCTTTTTTCAGCTTTGGAAACAGTTTAGATGGGCTATTTTTGTTTGATTTTGCATAACATTTTGTATCTTTTTTAATCTGTGCAATGTAGGCTCTGGTGTTCTGTTTTTTGACTGTATCCGAGTCTGAAACTGGCGTTGTATCTTTGACTAAACTGTAGTTTGGAGTGCAGAATTTTGTTCCAGGCATCTGACTGTTAAGATAACTCTTTGCGCAGACACCGCCACCATTTGCAATAATTCCAGATGCACCAGAAGTATTTCCCTCGATAGTATAGAACCTGTCTCCAATCACGGCTGTTACTATACCGGTATGAGTAAATGTTCCGTTACGGTAAAAGATTACGATATCACCAATCTTTGGATTAGCATTCTTTGTAAACAGATTGCCAAGTGTCGGACAGTACACATAAGGCCAGTGTTTTAAGAGTTCCTTTGCTTTCTCCTGTCCAAAAGCTTTCATGAAGCACCAACTCACAAAGCCGGCACACCATGGCTGTCCTTGATAAGATGGCTTTACATCTCTCCAATATTTTGTATAGTTATTGGAACCTGCATTTGCTGTCTTGCTATCAAGTTGGCTATTGCTTGCCTTTTCGAGATATCCAATTTCATTCTTTGCGATCTGGATTAATTTGTCAATTGCGTTCATACCTGTTTCCTCACTTTCTGGAAAATATGTCTTTAATGCATCGTAAATAAACCTCTGCCGGCTCTTATATGCCCCGACTTGGTTTCCTGTATCGGTCTGGCAGGCTACATAGAGATTGTCGAGTGTATATGGTTTCTTAGTCTTTGCCAGAATCCTCGTTACTGCCCCTAATCCGCCTTGATGCCTAAAGTTCACGCACATAGCTTGTGCTCTAGCGTCCGTAACGCCCTGTTTAAGAGCTTCATCTGCATAGGTGGCTAATTGTTCATCCATAAGGCCATCTTGGCATTTAACGCCCAAATCGGACGAAATAAGGGCAACTATGGTGTCGGCAAGCTGTGACACTCTGGAAATATTGAAACATTCCCAGTTTGCGGTCTGGACTTGTTCCAGAAGTCTGACCTTGTCTATTTTCTCCCACTGTTCCGGGTCAGCATCGTAAATCCGTTCCAGAAGTGTCTTGGCTTCGGTTGCATACCATGCTCCTGCCCCTATTGTGATTGCGTGTTCTTCAGAAGAATTAGTGTAGGCTTCCGTGAAGTCCGAATAATCCTGCTGTCCATAAACCTGTCCGCCGGTTTCGACTGCGTAAATAATCTTTCTGAGAACTGCTTTTTGTTTATCTGTCATGTAAGAAACCTCCTAGATTTTGCTTTATATATTATGTTTTACTGTAGCAAGCTTGCTTTTTCTACCGTTCCATCCTCATTCAGCACATAACCGTCCTCTTTAAGTTTTTTAATCACTTTTGCATTCCACAACTCAGGAACATCCATCCATTTCTTTAATCCGTTGATAACTCTCTCTTCGTAAAATTTAACCATTGTTTTCACCTCCGATTGTTGAAACTAAAGTAGCCAGTTCATCAAGTGCCGAATCATGTGTTGATACAAGTTCAGCCAGACCATCAATCCCATCACCATTAGCTAGAATCTTGCGATTAGATTCTGCATTCAGCATCTGCATGACAAAATCCAACTTCTCAGACATCTCATTCAGTCTGTTCGAAACTCGATTAATGGCTTTGTAGATATTTGCAATTTCCTTTTTATCCATATGCACCTCCTATTCTTAGCTATTCAGCTATAAATAATTCATTAATTTACTTTCCTGATTGTCTGATACTGCTTACGAGCATTCAATTTCTCTTGACTTGATGGGATTTACTGGGATTTTAGAGGCATAAGCAGGGGGAAATGCCAAGAGTGTAGCTGACGCCACTGTAGTACGGTTTCCCGTCCATGTCCACATGACAGAAGTTTTTTTCGCCGCTGAAGTAAGGCGAACGTTCCCAATAGCGGCCAGACACGAAATTGCTGCTAAAGTACGGTTTCTTATATATATTAGCAGTTGCGTTCTTAAAGTACTGATACTGTTCTCCCTCGCCTGCGAAAGAATACTTTATACTGCCAAAAACCTCAATTTCAGAAGGTAAAAATACATAGTCATTTGAGGCTTTAATCGTACTACTTTTGCTTCCCACAGATGCCAACTTCTTGACCTGCTTCATCATATTTTGAATATAAGTAGGCAAACATTTCTTGTACACATTATTGCACCACGTACGTCTTGCACAGCCTTCCCAACCACCACTATTTGTACTTGAACCGTTTATATAACCACATTCATGTGATGCACTATAGGAGGTGTTATATTCTGTCGTAGTGTCTAAATACAACATACGTTCTGTCTGAATTGTAATAGCGGCTTTAGTCTTGCCATTGATAGCAGTCGCTAAGTCATCATGTTCGATTCCGATAATTACATAGGCATAATCATTCGCTCTGTGTGACTCACTTACGCCAGTTGCATCCATGGCATTGTGATGGATGGTTCTCTTGTCGCCGACCGCCCAATAGTCGCTAATGTTGATTTTGCCTGCGTAGTGCGCTTCAATCATCTTTTCAATCTCTGCGTCTGTTCCGTCGGCAAATGTGACAATCTTCAAATCCTCTTTTGGTTCGCCGAGAAGTCTGTTTCCTGCATCGTAGTTGTATACACCATCTGTAGAATATGGAAACAGTGTAAAGTAATATTGTTTGCCGTTTGTCAGCCCTGTGACTGTATAGCCTGTGGTTTTGTATTTATCTCGAACTGTATTATCAACCACAAGCGTTCCGTCATCTGGATTTGCGGGATAGCCCGTTTCTTTCATTACAAGTTTTGTGCCAGCCCATGCAGAGAATGTTGAACCACTAATTACCGTGTTTTCAGGGTCTTGCCATTTAATTGTGACAGATGCATTTAAGTTCTCAATCGTTGGGTTGTTTACGGGCTTGGGAGTAACGGTTGTGCCACCGCCTTTTGCGTGGAGTGTTCCGTCTTCATCTATGAATGTTGTCTTGCCGTCAGGCTTAACCTTACCGAGAATTTCAATTGTAGCAATTGGGACAGTCGCATCACTCCCCTTGTCCCCTTTTGGTCCTTTGATGTTTACTGTTTCGGGATTGGCGATTCCATCTGTGTTGCTCCAGCTTATGTTTCCATCAGTGTCTACACTTGGAATGAATGTAGTGCCCTTTTCTCCTTGCGGTCCAGTATCTCCTTTTGCGCCCATATCGCCTTGCGGCCCGGTAATATTTACTGTCTGGGGGTTTTCAAGTCCTCCGTCATTACTCCAGCTTATGTTTCCTTTGCTGTCTACAACAGGAGTGAATGTGGTTCCTCGCGCACCAGTATCTCCTTGCTCACCTTTTGGACCAACCGAGCCTTGTTCGCCTTGTGGCCCAGTATCGCCTTTTAGACCCTGTGCTCCCTGCTCTCCTTTTTCTCCGGGATCTCCTTTTACACCCTGCGGTCCTGGATCGCCCTTTGGGCCTTGCGGACCAACTGGCCCCTGTGGCCCCTGAATTTTGCCAGCATTGTTCCAATTCGTGCCGTCGAAAACCCACATTTCTCCGTCTATTAAATATGCATCGTTCTTCTCTGCACTCAGGGGGAGGTCTGCCTCAGATTCTTTTGTACCAAGGACATTAAGAGACGTTCCGTCGTTTCCTTGTTCACCCTTTTCTCCTCGCGGGCCTTGCGGACCAACTGGCCCCTGCGGACCAACGTCTCCTTTTTCACCTTTTGGGCCTTGCACTCCTTGAGGTCCCATAATATTCCCAACATTTTTACTATCACCATCTGAAAATGTTATTGTCAAATTTCCATCTACGTCGATACTGACCGCTGTGATAGAGACACCCCTCAGTGATTCTTTCTGCTCAGGTGTCAGCGACTCAAATGTCACGGTGCCATCCATGCCCTTTTCTCCCGGATCACCTTTATCTCCTTTTTCTCCTTTGGGACCTTGCGGGCCAACAAATTCTCCGGCATTAACCATCTCTGAAATGTCCTCAATGGAACACAACCGTCTTACATCATTAGCCGCAAATGCAATGTATAAGGCTTTACCAGATGGAACGGACGGGTCATTGCCAAGAATCGCAACGGGCTCTCCGGGACGAATTTTCGACGTATCAAAATCGGCGTACATACCGCGCCGGAATTGTATTGTGTATGTATTGGCCATATTAGACTTACCTCCTTATGAAAGGAAATTATTTTTTATGTAATCCTTTACGGAATCAAGATTTTTCTGCACGCTGTCATTCATCACGAGAAAATTGCCTTTATTGTTCTGGCTGATGATACTTCCTGTGTTTTCGTCTACTTCTGAATAGGTATAAGCAATGCGGCTCCCCTCTCCGGTGCTAAGATTCATAAAACTTGTTAAAATCTTCTTCATGATATTACCTCCATCTGATTGATAATGCTTAATCTGTCGTTAATAAGCTCTGATTCATAATCTGGTTCCGAGATCTCTGTTTCTTCTGACTCATAATCTGGTTCCGGGATTTCTGTTTCTTCTGATTCATAATCTGGTTCCGGGATTTCTGTTTCTTCTGATTCATAATCTGGTTCCGGGATTTCTATATCTCTTGCGTCTGTATAAGCCGTATCTCCCGGATCAGTAAATCGCATATGCTCATATTGAGCCTGTCTTGCTTTGATTTCGAACGAAAATTTAAGTCCCGGAGTTCCTTTTACAATAAAATAATTTTGCTCTTTCTCAGCCACCCAGCAGTCACCCTCTCCTTCTCTTTGCAAGAACACATAATATTTAATGCCGACATTTGCAGATTCCTGAAAGATATCATCTATGTCAATCATACAAGTCCCGTCATCCGATATTACAGATTCGCCGATATCTCCAAAGAATGGGGTTGGCATTTCATAGCAGTAAAAGAGTTGCTCATCGTAGTCAGCTGTTGATACCGATCTCGATTTTGTCCCGCTTACTTTCAACTTCCCTCTGATAGAAGCATCTGCAAGGTCTGTCCCCGTACCTGCACTGTAGAAATGACCACTGGCTTCTACGTGCGTACCTACTTCAACTTTTTTTGATGTCGAAACGCTGCCCGCCGAAACACTAGCATCAACCGAAACTGAGCTTGCGTGTACGGTTCCTGTATAAAGATTGATTCCTCTAATTCGTGTTCCATACAGTGTCCCGTACCCCGGTACATATACTCCTGTATTCGTCTCTGAATAGATCTCTCCAGTTGAAGCATCTAGCGTTACTTCTCCATACGTGCCACTTGCTGAAAGCTTTTTAATTCCAACTTTCCATCCTGCTAATTCACCTGTGTTAATATAATCGGCGTTCATGTACACATTACCATTTGATAAATACAGACCTTTATTATTGCTGTTATCGCTTAACACATCAATAATCTCTTGTTTAGACATTTTCCCTATGTCGAGATCACTAAGTGCATTGTCTGTGTAGCGATTCGCACTCGATAGTGCTGTCGAAGCTTTATCTTCCGCAATGCTATATATTGTATCACCGTTTGTCAACGCAAATGTATTAGGCCTGAGCGTAACATTTCCGTAGTTATCAATCGCAAATGTTGATACCCCAGAACTGTTTGTAACGTTGATGTTTTTCAAGCTAATCAAATCGGCTGAAATCTGACCTGATTTAATGTAAGAAGCGTTTATATACAGATGCCCGTTCTGCATATAAATTCCCTCTTGCTTACCGTTATCCGTTAAAGCGTTAAAAACTCTTTCAAAATTGACAATTTTTTTAGCATCCAGTTCCTGCCAAGCGCCATCAGTCCCAGAAAACATATATACCTGGCTTGTAGAGAAGTTCATGAAAATCGAGCCGTCATGCTTTTCATATTCTTCCCTTTTCCACTCAGATGCCGGATAGTTCTGCAATGTTGGTGTATACGTGCCATAATAGTTCGGGATAGTCACATTACGAGCTGTCTCATTCACAACGTCCTTGGCGATCTGTTCAATAGTTCTGCTTTTTAGCGTAAAGTTTTCAACCTCTAATGTGACAGCGCCTGTATCAGCGTCTATTCTTAATGTAACATTCCCGTTATTGTCTTTCGCTGTAAATCCTCTCGTGTTAATCCATTCTGATTGGATTCCAATAGCATACAGGATGTTCAGAACAGCATCCCCATTACTGTCAAAGCCTGCTTTCCAAGTCTGACCTCCATCTACTGACAAAAAGAATCCATCGACACCTGTCTTATAAATTACTTTAGAATCAGCAAGTGTAGGTTTGTCATGGCGATATGATACCGTCGAGCCGTCTGCCTGAACTTCTTCTGTATAGTAGAATCCAAGGGTGTTGGCTGCAAGTTCATTCATCTGTTTAAGCTTTATGTCATAGGCAGATAACTTTTTCTCTGTGTCTTTTTTTGCTTGCTCTACCGCTGCCTGCTGTTCACCAATAAACTCGCTTGCATCTTCTTCAGCACTCTTTGCGCTACAGCTCCATGATGTTGAACCGCCGAACGCAAACTCTATATCTGTCACAAATGATCTAAAGACACGATTCTTTGTATCAATAAATTCGACTGGGTCGCCGAAAGTGGCGTATCCGTTTGCGATTCCGTCGCATGAGAAAGGACGCATTCGCAAACCGATTAATTGATTTCCAATAGCTTCGACTCCTGCCTGTGCATTTCCCGACAACAATTGATTATCAATAGTAATTACATAGCCGTCCTGACCTGACATATATTCTGTCTCATCTTCTACGTATTTGACGCCTGTTACAATAACATCGTCTACGTCATATTGTAGATTCTGAATTGAAAATAACGTGTGATAGTCGTTATTGCTTAACGTACCACCATCAACCACAGTCCCTGTTGTCCATGGATTAAGTGTGCCACCATCCAGATCATCACCATTTGTCCAGTTCTTTATTGCTCCACCATCGTAAATAGTCGTATTGGTAAATGTCTTATCAAACGTAATAATCCTGAGTAAGTCATTTTCGTCGATTCTTGCATTTCCACCGGCTATCCCGGCACACATTCCGATTACTGTACGATATGTCGCATTAGATGGCGCTTTCTGAATCTGAAAGTCCGCATTTGGAAACATTGCATCTCCAAGAGTGATTCCGCATTGCTGACAGCATTCTGAGAGCAGTTCCTTGACAGTGCAAGGAAAAGATAAATTAGAATCATACGTCTTGTCAGCGTTATGCATTTTGTCTAAGAGGGAAAGACTAATCTCGCTCGCTGTTGCAGGCTTTTTCGACACAATGTAAGTACCTCTTTTTATAGTTTCTAATTTGTTGGATAACTGAAGATTAAGAAAAATGACAAATCTTGCACCGTTAAAGTTGTAATTGTCAAAGCGGCCATCATCGTTTACTAATGATAAACTTGCTGTTTTTTCGATTGCCACACCCACTGGGAAGTCCCCAGAGTCTGCTGAATCTACAAGACTGTTTCCGGACAAATAAAAGTCTTTTTTGCCTAGCTTAAGAGTTGCGCTATTTGACAATGTAACATTTGCTGTCACGTAATAATTTCTGTTTGTAAGAGATTCTTTTTTTAACTGAGTAGATACATTTATCAAATCGGCTCAATCCTCCTTACATTAATAGACAAATCCGTCCACTTTTCTTCCCCGTCTTTCAAAGTTTGCGCAGCCATATTAAAATTTGATGCGTAGAATGTTCTGTCTATCCATCTTCCCGGAACAGTAGGGTCTTTATGATGGAATGTGAATTGACTTTTGTTAAGCACAGTATTTAGTATGGTTGCTATTTCAGTCCACGTAAGTTCACCCCATTGCATGTCATATCCGCCAATTGTTCCCATTGGTGTATTATGCATGATTAAATCTTGACTTCTCTTAGAATCTTCCGTAGAAGTGGTTGCGAACACCGGCTTGTAACTGTCCGGTGCTCTTATAACAACGTTGTCTATTTTAAACTGTTCCTGCGCCATATTCTTCTCCTTATGCTAACTCAAATGGGTTCTTCCCGTTCCGGTTTCTTCTCATTTCAGCTTCACTAATAATAATATCTAACAGTTTTCTGCCAGATGCATTAACTGTAACATTGTAGGTATTTCCGTCTCCCTGTCCTTTTCCTGATTCTTCCCGGACGATCTGACGCAACAGGCTTTCCGGTGCTTCCAGGTTATTGCCTTTCTTCTGATCGCCTAATACCGCAAGGAATTCTGACCTTGGTGGAATAACTGCACCACTGGCCAGATATGGGATAGTTCCGATACGTGGAAATGTTGCATGAAATCCAATAGTCTTTGAGCCAAACGGTGTTGGAACAGTCCAAGGCCCAAAGGAAAATGCAGATTCAATTCCACCAATTGCATTATTAATCATCCCAACTGCATTATTAACAATGCTGATTGCCTGATTAATCGGAGCTTTGATGAAATTCACGATACCTTCAAATGCAGATTTGACTGCATCTCTGGCGGCATTAAACTTATTAGTGATAGCATTTTTTATTGCTTCTACTTTATCGGAAACAAATGTAGTTACGCTTTCCCATACTTGGGATGTTTTGTTTTTTACACTATCCCACACACCTGTAACTTTATTTTTGATTGCGTTAAATACTGTATTCGCGGTGGCTTTAAGAGCACTCCATAAATTAGAAAGCGTTTTTTTAATGGCATTCCAGACTGTTGAAGTCGCTGTCTTGATTGCGTTCCAGGCAGTACTAATGACGGTTTTTATTATTTTAAGTGCGCCTTTCGTCGCGGTTTTAATTACGTCCCATGCACCAGTTATAATATCCTTGATAAGACTCCATACCCCATTCGCAATCTCTTTTATTCCCTGCCAAGCCAGTTCCCAGTCTCCTGTGAAAACGCCGACAAGAAAATCAATGATTCCGCTCAGAGTGTCTGCTACATCACCAATAATTTTAATTAATGATTTTATGACTTTGATTGCCACAGTGCCTACAACGTCAATTATCTTTGCCACAACCGGAAGCAAATTTGCGATTATCCAGTTGATTAAAGGTACTAATACCGATTCCCACAGAAGCTTCAGAGAATCAATGAGTTTCCCGAGGAATGTTTCTATCTTTAAAATCGCGTCCCCTAATGGTCCCTCTAACAACCCTTTAATTTGCTCTGCTAGTCCTTGTAACACCGGAAGAATGTATGTGTTATATCCAGTTATTAGAGTTTCAAGTATACTTGATAATCCATCTGCTATAGAATCAAAGAACGGTTTTACATGTTCATCGTATAACCTCGATATTGCGTCACTAAGGTTTTGAACAACTGTTAAGACCCCACTTGTTACGGTTTCTATTACTCCGAGGCTACCCTCGATTGCTGACTTTAAAATGTCCTTGTTGTCGATAAAAGGCTGTGCAATCATGTTAAGGATATCTCTGCCAAGTTTTGCAGCCGTTTCCGTGACGGTCATTCCAATTTCAGCAAAAATCCCAATTAAATCTGCTGTGATCTGCTGCGCGGTTTCTCCACCAAAAACTGAGAAAACATCTGCGAAAGCAACTGCAAGATTTCCTGCGATTTGTGAAATTTCAGCACCGATGTTGAACATATCTATCAGATATTTCTTTATTCTTTGTGTGTTCTGCTTTAAAAACTTTTCAATTCCGCCTATAATGTTTTGCGCAATTGTTAATCCGATTCTGGCAAATGAGCCAGCAACTTGTCCAATTGCATACGCAAATGAATCTAAAAAATTATTTGCTGCTTTGGTAACTTCTGGGTCAGTGAAGATATCCTTTAAAGATTTCCATATGGAATCGAGATCTTTCTTTATTCCGTCAAAAATTGGCTCATAATCTCCTAATCCATCCCAGAATCCTTTTGCGATTAACTTAGCCAGCTGTTTAAATCTGTCAATTATCTTCTTTAGTGGTTTTGACATTTTGTCAAGAACTGTCTCACCCTCTGCTACCTTTCCGTAATCAACATTTTGTACAGCATCTTTCATCTGGTCTGCAAGTCCGCCGGTTGTACTCGGCGTTTTTGACGATGAATCCGTACTTTTATCCGTTGAGTAATTATTTATTTCATCCAGTGGGCTGAGATACCCCTTTGCCGCCTTAGTAGCTTTCTTAGTTGCATCCGCTGTATCATTTGTAGCATCTGCCAGCTTTTCAGCATTGTCGGCAGCATTTCCGTATTGGTCGGCCGTATCAGCTATTGCATCTGTTCCGGCAAGACCTGCGCCACTTACACCTGTCTGACCAGATGATTTCTTCCCGGTGATTAACTCCGTAAAGGACTTAAAGGCGTTTGCCAGAGTCGCCAGTTTACCAAGCAAGATATTAATAACTTTCAGAACAGGAGTGAAGAGATTGATTAACCCCTGTCCGACTGTTGCCTTGAGAGATTGCAGCTGTAACTGCATCACTCGAACCTGGTTCGCCCAGTTGTCAGATGTTCGGATGAAATCACCAGATGCGGCAGACAACTGTTTCTGCACAAAAGCCAGACGGAGAGCCACTTTCTCCTGTTCGGTCATGGCGGATGTGGTTTTTCCGTAGCCATTAGCCAATGCATATTCATCAAGTGCATTTTGAGTCATTACAACCCCAATATCTTTTAATGTTTCTGTTTCACCAGAAAATACAGACTTTAACTTGATATATGCTAAATCCTGACTAATATTGTAAAAAGAAGCTACATCTCCTGCTAGCTGGGTAAGCTGTGTTGACATATCGTAGGCCTGTGATTCCGTAAAATTAAACTGTTTTGCCATTGATCCAAATAAGCCTACATATTTTTTTGCCATTGTTTCTGACAAGCCTGCTGTTTTTGCTGCTTTTTTTGAAAACTCATCAACTTTTTCAGTCATATTTGGAAAAACTACATTCACAACACTTTGAACTTCGTTTAAATCTGAACCAAGTTTTGTGCACTCTTTTCCAAACTGTACCAACTTGCCAACCGCAAAAGCCCCACCAATCAGCAGACCGATTTTTTTTACAGCACTTCCAAGGCCGTTAAATGACTTTTTTATTGCAGACACGCCGTTTTGCACACCTGATGTGTCCATTCTGGTATCAATAATGACTGAGCCATCAGCAGCCATGTGTCCACCTCCTAACTATTTGAGGTTCAACATCTCATTCAGCTTATCTTTATAAGCTTGCTCCTCATCGCTGAGACGTGTTTTTATGTCAATAATATTCTTGTTTTCCTGATAGAATTTCTTTTCCCACTTGTCGAGCTTTTCGCCCTTTGCTTTTTTTGAACGAATTCCAACTACGGTATTAAAAAGGCACTCGCCAGACTCCATGAAATATCCAAAGAACGTCCACCAGTGCATATAAGGTACTGATCTGATTTCTTTACCAGCAACCTTGTTTACAGCCGGAACGATCATATCTCCATCCTGTTCCCAGTCCATCAAACGAGGTTTGGGCTTGTTCGGGCTATCATCGAATTGGCCACAATCAATAAACTCGCAAGCTTTCTGGCAAGCTTCTGTAAGATGTTCCAGGGGTATGCTTTGCCAATCCTCAAACAAAATCTGTAACATAACAACTGCTTTCGCCTGTTCATCCAGTTCCGGGTCGTTCATGGCAATCAGAATATCAATAATTACTCGAAAATCCGTTCTGATAGAAAAATCCACCCCACTGATGTTTAGTGAGGTGGGAAGCCCATAGGCGGTCATTTTGTGTATTTCTCCGTATACTTATTTACTGCCGCCTGCATTTTTTTCTTTCTTTTTTCTACTTCCGGCGCAATTGCATCTGCAATTTTATCCAGGATGATGTAAGCAAACACCTGTCCGTTTCCAAATACGGTAGTTGCTGTAATTGGCTCTTTGAACAGGTCTTTTGACGCTTCGTATCCGAGCATATAATTGATTTTATCCTCAATCTGCTTATTAATCTCCGCCATCTCTTTGCTGGAAGAAACATTTTTAACAGATTCCTGAGCCTGCTCAAAGAAAGTTTCCAATTCTTCCGCTCTTGCTGCAACGTTAATGTCAGTGGGGTTCAGTTTGAACGAAGAGAACACCTCGCCCTGTTTATTTGTGAATGTGAAAAGAAGAAATCCATCATCAATATTTGTGTTAATTGTTTTTGCCATTTTCTATATCCTCCTAAAATTATTCGCTGTCAGCTGTAAATGATCCAGAAGTAATGTCAAATTTTCCTTTTACACGTTCGCCGGTATAATTGACGGTAAACGGAATCTGATATCCAGATGTATCACCGCCGTAGGAAGTCGGCACAACGTAGCACTCCTGCTGGTATGCTTCATATTTGCCTGCTGTAGCTTCTGTCCAAAGATGAACCTCAACTGCTTTTGTTTTGAGGTTATCGTCTTTGAGACGTCCATCTACGATCTTCTGTAATGCTGTGAACAGATCGGAAGTAGTGTCTGCGTAAAACGGATCAGCGTCAGAAGAAACTTCGTAGCCGTTATGTTTGAATGTGGATTCTCCAAGAATATTTTTAGATGTTTCAGTGTCTGGATTAAGTTCTACATTGTACTCTTCCAGATCTTTTCCAAGACGCTCATATTTTGGTGTCAGTCCTCCACAAAGAGAACCAGAATCAATGTAATGAGCCATATATTTACGGTCAATTTTGCCTGTAACTGCCATAGAAATGTCCTTTCTGCCTATAACTTTAAAAGGCTGTGTAGGTTAGCGACTATCTCCAATTGATAGCCGGTTGTTACTTGTTATATTACTTCATAAGTATTTTCGTAGCGCACTGACAATGGCAATAACCAGTCCTGTACGCCACTCTCCTGTGGCTCTAAACCATAGGAATTATCACGGGTTATACGTTTTATCACTCGCCCCTGTGAAAGCTCTGGAAAAGCATTTAAGCGCGTCTCAGAGCCGTTTATAATAACTGGTTCTCGGCATATCCATTTACCGAGATTGTCCAGAAACTTCTGAACAGATAACTTCTGCCGTTCTTTGTCGGATGCCGTGCGGTAAACCACATAAAACGGATACTGGCATACCTGATGCATTACACCGCATACATCTTCCTTTTCTGAATAGATCAAAGCTCCATTGTCTGCCGAGAACGCAATTCCAGATTCCTTGCCAAGTTCTTCAAACTTGATTGTTTCATTTTCGTACAGTCCCGGATACTGGTTCAGAAGTGCCTTCATGGCGTCTGTCAAAATTTCATATCCGGTTACATCTTTACCGATAGGTTTATCTGCCATGTCTACCGCCTCCTGCCTGTGCTTTTACTTTGCGAATCCACGTACTGCCGTATTGTCGTTTTGCGGCATCAAACCACTTTGCTTGTGCCCGTGGGTGCGCTTGTTTGGTGTATTCCAGGTTCTCTTTTGCGTTTGTCTGGCCGGAATACTGGCTAACAAGTACTTTTTTTGCTCCACGTCTTGCGTAAGGGCTTCCGGTTGATTCGTCAACCATTCCTTTTCCCTCGTACAGAAAACGCCCATAAGGAGCCGCCGCCGCACACACTTTCCCAGTTCCTTGCAAGGATGTACTCTCAACTCTTGTTCGATTGATAAAGTCCCCTGTAATCATCGGCATAAACGGTACCATACTATCCATGACCATCCCATCAAGGAGATACTGAACTTCTTGATACTGTCTGGAAAACCTGTCCATATTTAGTTTGATTTTCATATCTCCATCGACTACGGAGAATCCTTTGAAATGATGAATCTTACTCATATTACTTACCCAGAATCTCAAAATGTGGAATCAGTGTATACGGACCACCTACACTGGTAATCTTGAACACGTTGTCCTTATTCTCATTCATGTACTGGTAGAATCCATTTCTGTAATCACCATCAGTTACTGTTCCACCAGTCCACTCGCCCTCCCAGAAGAATGATTCATCTGAGAATGTGATAGTATCTTCCAGAGCGTTGTTGATCTGCCTTTTCCACTCTTTAGGCGGCACCCATGGAAGAATCTTACCGTCTTTATCAGTAATGGTTATATCGCCGTTCTGGACGGTATAGCGGATGTGTAACTGTGCGTTGTCAGTTGCGTCTGGTCCGTACTTTTTAAGGATTGCTCCTTTGTCTGTAATGAGGTCAACGCCGGATAAAACATGAGGATACCAGTACGCATCTCCAGTTGTGGCACTTTCGTAATAGTTGAAAAGTGTAATTTTAGATGAATACATGATACCCTCTCCTTAATTATTCTTTCTGCACTGTCTGCTTAATAACCTGATTTACACCGGTGGCCGACAATCCATTAAACATACCGACTGCAACTGCCGTGATATAATCCGTTGCCGGGAAATCCGGGATAATTCCCATTCCGACCGCTCCGAGAATTCCACCAATAATCGCCATGATTACTGGAATCCATTCATCAGAGATTCTTTTTGATGCTTTGCAGCCCATTCCTACGATGTAGCAAATCATAACGATTGCTACGCATGAGCCTAATGTTGAAATATCCATTCTTTTCACCTCACATCTGGAATACCAAACTGTTTGTATGTACCTGTAAATGAAAACTGTTTTCCACATTTACAGCAAGTTTCCGTAATGGTACAAGTCTTTTCTTTGTCATTACATTTTGATTCAGCAGGACTTTTGAATTTATGCCCGCCAGTCAAAAAGCACATTACTTTAGTCATCTCAATTACACTCCTGCATACAATATTGGTATTCCGTCATCCGTCCTTACTCCCATCAGAAGTGGCAAAGCTGTCTTAAGAAGTAAGTCATTCGTTTTCTGTACATCTCCGGCGGCGGCATACACTGCACTCCAT